CGACAAGGATATACTCCCCGCTGGTCACCCCTCTAGCACCCGTAAGAACGACGATGCTGTGTACGTTGACAAAGCTGATAAGCCTTTGAACAAACCTTTTCGTCTCCCCTCTGGTTCTAGTAAGAAGTTTGGTGTGTACGTCAAGGATGGCGACAGGACTGTTAAGGTTACCTTCGGAGACCCTAACATGGAAATTCGTAGAGACGACCCTAAAGCTAGGGCTAACTTCCGTAGCCGACATTCTTGTGACACTGCAACGGATAAAACAAGCGCACGGTATTGGTCGTGCAGAATGTGGAGTGGTAGTACCGTGGGTAGTATGACAAAGAACCTTGAGGGCCAAATCCTCAAAGCTGACGAAGAACAACGCATGGTCTATGGCTGGGCCTCAGTAGTAACCGAAAAGGGTGAACCTGTAGTAGACCGCCAAGGCGATGTAATTGAACCTGACACGCTAGTCCGTGCCGTAAACAAGTTTATGGAGCATGTCCGTGTAGGTAAAGAAATGCACAAGGGAGATCAGATTGGGGCTGTTATTCACTCCATGCCAATCACTAAAGAGATAGGCGAATCCCTTGGCATACAGAGTGACCGTGAGGGTTGGATTGTCGCGTTTAAAGTTTACAACGATGACGTTTGGGCCAAGGTCAAGTCTGGTGAACTAGCTGCCTTTAGCATTGGTGGCAGAGCAATGAAGGAAGAGTTATAATGGCTAACCTTTTAAAGGAGCTTGAGTTAGATGAACTATCGCTAGTTGATCGCCCAGCCAATGCACAAGCAATGGTTTCACTATTCAAGCGTGACAACTCCAACGGAGATATTATGGAAAACGAAGTAGAGACAACAGAGAAAATGTCTGACGAGATGCTAGAAAAGCTCAAGCCTTACATGGATAAGGGTATGTCAGAGGAAGAAGCTATGAAGGCTTACAACTTTGACATGAAGAAGTCGGAAGAAGCTGCTGAGGAAATCAACCCTCTTGCAGAAGAAGTAGAGCGCCTAAAGGCTGAGAACCAGCACTTGCGTAAAGGTCTTATCGACAATGGCTATGTGATCCGTGCTGATAGCATTGAGAAGAAAGCCCCAGAAGAGTTTGTCGAGTATGATGGCGAGAGCATCAACAAAGCTGACATTCCTGCTGTAATCTTGAAGGCTCTTGAAGCTGCTGAGGTTGCTAAAGCGGACGCAGAGCTTACAGCTAAAGCGGAAGAAGCCCTTCCTAACTTTGACGTAAATGCTGCAAAAGAACTTGTTAAGTCTTTCGAGGCTAACGAAGAGATCATGGGTGTATTGAAGGCAGCTGATACTGCGTTTGGTGCTTCTATGGAAGAAGTAGGCAAGTCCGATGTTGACGGTGAGTTCACTACCGCAGCTGACAAACTTGATGCACTTGTAAAGTCCCACATGGACACTAACTCAATGAAAAAGAGTGACTACGCTAAAGCATACGCTGCCGTAGCAAAGACCGATGAAGGTAAAGCTCTAATCACTAAATCCTACAAAGGGGAATAAAAATGGCTGTTATGCAATCACGCGACAACCGCACTTTCGTTGCAGGGGAAGACCTCTCCGCAGCACAATTTAAATTCGTAACTCTGGAAGCTGACGGTCAAGTCGATCTGGCTGATGCAGCTGGTGAGAACGCTATGGGCGTTTGCATCTCTGGCGCAACAGCTGGTAAAGCGGTGACAGTATGTGTTTCTGGTTCCGTAATGGTAGAAGCTGGTGGTACTATCACTGCTGGTGACCAAATCCAAGCTGGTGCAGACGGTACTGCACTCTTAGCCGCAACTGGTGACGTTGTACTCGGTTATGCCCGTGAAAACGGTGTAGACGGACAGATCATCGAAATGGAAATGATCCAAGGCGGCAACGTAGCAGCCTAATCTAGCATTTAAGGAATAACATAATGCCACTATTGACACCATCCTCGGTCCATTTGGACCAACCCTTGACAAACCTTACTTTGGCGTTTGCTCAAGATCAATCTAACTTCATTGCGGACAAAGTATTTCCTGTCGTAGGCGTTGAGCGTCAGTCCGACAAGTTCTACATCTATGACCGCGACAACATGAACCGCACTGGCGATGTTAAAGCTCTGGCTCCACGCACAGAAGTTAACCGCATCGGCATGTCGATCTCCAACTCCTCATACTACACTGACGTATTTGGTTTGGGCATGGACTTCGACCAGCAGACTTTGGCAAACGAAGATGCAGCCTTGGACATTCGTTCCGCTGGCGCACAGACTTTGGCAACACGTTTGATGATCCATCGTGAGGAGCAGTTCGCTGCAAACTTCTTCGCTGCATCTATCTGGGGTTCAGAAACAACACCATCAAACCTGTGGTCTGACTACACAAACTCAACACCTATCCAAGACGTAACTACTGCACGTCGCACCATGCAGCTTAAGTCTGGTGGCTTCAAGCCAAACTGTATGGTCGTAGGTAAGGAAGTTCGTGACATCCTAATCAACCACCCTAAGATACTGGCACGTTTGAATGGCGGTGCAACTGTTGCAAACACAGCACTAATCACTGACGCTAAGTTAGCAGAAATCTTTGAGGTAGAGAGCTTCTACGTCATGGAAGCTGTGAAGAACGACAGCGTTGAAGGCGTAGCGGAAAGCAACTCTTTCATCGGTGGTAAACACGCTCTGTTGGTACACGGTCCAAAAGGCGCAGGTCTGATGACCCCGGCTGCTGGTCTGACATTCGCATGGAACAATGTTCCCGGCGCAAACAACTTGGGTATTACCGTAGAGAGCTTCTCTGACGATGCCCTTAAGCGTCAGCAAGTTGCCGAACACATCCAAGTTAAAATGGCCTATGACATGCAAGTCACTGGCGCTGATTTGGGTTACTTCTTCGATACAGTAGTAGCCTAAACAACTTTGGTGGGGGCTTTCCTTAGTGGTCCCCACCACTTTTACATGAGGAACCCGATATGAGTTTTCAATACGACAGACCCGTCTTTGTAAAAGTCCCTTTTCACGGATCAGGGCGCAAGTGGGAACGACAAGAACATTTCCCTTGGAAAGAGTTATCTGTGGACGCAGAGACAGCGCAGATGCTCTACAACAATGAATACATCTACCATAACGACACCTTGGAAGTTGAAGCTAAGGTTGGCGATGGTTTAGAAGCTCTTGATGTCGAGGCTCTGGCTAAAGTGGTCAACTCCATTAATGAGAAGGTTAAGTCTAAGACAACTTCCAATGCTGAGTTTGACCGCAAGAAGTGTAAGAAGTCTAAGATAGTTGAGAAGCAACGCGGACTGATCCGTAGTTGGCGCAGAACATATGGACAGTTGGAGAACGACTAATGGCTTGGAGCTACGATGAAGGTAACCTCAATACAAGTGATGCACTTGGGCGTCTTAATGCTACACGGTTACTAATAGGTGATACAGACACCAATGACCAACAAGTGCAGGACGAGGAGATTTCCTTTGGACTAGCTCAAGCTAATAATAACGTCTATAGTGCTGGTGCTTGGGTGTGTCGTGTAATAGCGGCTAAATACTCACGCAACGTAGATAGCGAGATTGGCGGCGCTTTAAAAGAGAGTGCATCACAACTACAAGATCACTATAACTCATTAGCAGACAACCTAGAGTACCAAGGGCAGAAGCTAGGTGGTCTTGGAATGGTAGCTGGTGGCATCAAGGTCTCCACAGTAGATGGAGTTAGAGCTAACACCAACCGTGTAAAGCCTGAGTTTAACAAAGACCAGTTTAAGATCGACACGCAAAACTATAATTACGAGTAGGGACAGGTCATATGAGGGCGTACAACTTGCTAAAACTAGTAGAGCGTTACGGCTCTCAATTGACACTCGTTAAGTCCACTACGGGTGCTTACAACCCTGCTACTGGTTCCGCTACCAACACGACTGAGAACTTCATTTTCACTGGGTATGTTTATAACTCAGACGAGGGAATACTGCTGGATGATATTAGACGCGGTTCTCGTAGAGTGGTTATCCCTTACCTTGGTCTGGGGACCGAACCTGATGATGGAGATCAGATTACTGGGATTGGCGATACTGTGAACATCACCCGC